CCTTCAATTGACCGTATTGACAACTCAAAAGGATATACTGAGGACAATGTTCAATGGGTTTGTTGGAGAGCGAACGATGCTAAGAGTAACATGAACAACGGTGATTTTGTGACAATGTGTTTAGCGGTAGCAGCTACTTATTTCAAAGGACTCAAATGACAGATGACGATAAAGATTTAGACGAAAACCTATACGGCATGGTTGTTATTCGTGCCTTCAAGGATGATACATATTCTATTGAGACATCAATGGATTTGGACGAGACTTATCAACTAATCTTAGATTCTTTACGAGATTTAGAAGATGGGACGCTAGAAGGTTTAGCAGAGTTTGAGTTTGGTGTTCCACGAAAGATTCACTAAACTATTTCACAATGTGGATTGACAATTGTTGACAGCCCACTATAATCAGTAACAGCAACATTTTTAAAGGAGTAATAAATGAGTTCACCAGTTAAACTAAAAGCCGACATTTTCTGGGCTTACTTTGACAAGGTTAATGACCTTAGCCAGAAGTATCAAGTAGACCTTTGCAACTTGTCTGATGACGCAGTAGCAGCATTGGAAGCAATGGGCATCGCTGTTAACAGCAACCCAAAGAAGCCTGAGCAAGGTCGTTACATCACTTGCAAGTCTGTGAATCCTATTCGTCCACAAGACACTTCAGGTAATCATATCACTGCAATCGTGGCTAACAACTCTAAAGCAACCGCAATGGTTTCTGCTTACGAGTGGAAGTTCATGAACAAGAAGGGTATCAGCCCATCATTGATGAAGATTGTTATTACTGACCTAAAGGAATACAACCCTGAAGGTGTAGCAACAGCCGACATGGATGACGACATCCTGTGATAACTGCTTTAATCGACGCTGACTCTTTGTGCTATGCCGTTGGCTTTTCTAGCAACGATGTAGACGAAGCGTTGGCGGTGTCCAGGTTAGAAGCTACTTTGGTAGAGCTTTGCATGGATTTAGAGTGTGATGACTATAAGGGATTCCTTACTGGAAAGGGTAACTTCCGCAACGACATCGCAGTCACAGTCCCATACAAAGGAACTCGACCAACAGAGAAACCTGTACACTTGCAAGCTCTCAGAGACTACTTAGTTAGCGACTGGGAGTTTGTAGTCACAGAAGGTATAGAAGCTGACGATGCTGTCGGTATTGCTGCTTACGCTCTCGATGAAGATGAATCAATCATGGTTCACATCGACAAAGACCTTAATCAGTTCCGAGGGCATCACTACAACTATCGAAAGAAAGAGAAGTATTATGTCTCTGAATTCGCTGGTTGGCACAGCTTCTACCTCCAAATTCTTACTGGCGACAGAGTCGACAACATTCAAGGTCTTAAAGGTATCGGTCCTGCTAAAGGTGCTAAGATGCTCAAGGACTGCACAACTGTTGAAGAACTGTACGATGCAGTGCTGAAAGCCTACGATGGCGATACTGCACGAGTGTTAGAGAACGGACAATTGCTGTATCTACAAAGAAAAGAAGGAGATGTATGGCAGCCACCCCAAAGATAATTCAGGTGTCGTGGATTGATGCTGTTGCTGATGTCGGTTGGGAAGGTAAGACAAAGGCAGAGATTCACCATTGCATCACCGTAGGTTACTTAGTTGACGAAACAGATGAAGCACTCTGTTTAGCTTCTACATGGTCTGTTGACCAAACCAACGCAAGAATGCACATTCCTAAAGCATGGATTAAGAACAGAAAGGTACTAGCTCGTGAAGACACAATCAGCCAAGGCAAAGGGACGAAACCTACAAAAGTGGGTCGTAAAGCAACTGTTAGAAAGGTATCCACAGTTAACAGAGCTTGACCTTAGAAGCTGTCCTATGGGTTCTCACGGTGAAGATGTCGTGATGTCTCAAGCAGCTAAGGAAGCTATTCCAGCAGTATTTGAGTGCAAGTCTTTAGCTAAGATAGCGGTGTACAACTACTACGACCAGGCTAAGACACACGGCACATACGAACCAATCGTAATTATTAAACAGAACGGCAGAGCACCATTAGCGGTGATTGACGCTGAAGTATTATTTGATTTGATGGCAGGATAAGATGCGACACGCTAAAGACATACAAGAAGAACTTAGTAACATTGTCTCTACTTTAGAAGTAGAAGCTCGTTACATGAGAGAACGCAATGAGCGACTTGAATCTGAGAACGAATACTTGAAGAAGCAAGTTGATGTGTTGTTAAAAATCGTAGGAGGAATGAAAGATGGAAGTTAAACTAGATGTTGATAATGATTTCTGTGATGAGATTGTTGCAGCTCGTCTCATCGGTACATCAAAGGCATTGAAGAAAGACATCAAAGAAAAGAATTGGGGACAGGAAGATTTAGAACAGTTCCAGAAGGTCGTTGATGCCCTAGAAGTTGTAGGTCCTTGGTTTGTATTTGACTGGAAGAAGAAAACTAAATGAAGATACTTTTACTAGACATAGAAACAAGTCCTAACTCAGCGTATGTCTGGGGTTTATACGACCAGAACATCGGCATCAATCAAATGATAGACTCATCTCAAGTTCTTTGTTACTGTGCTAAGTGGCTCGGTGATAAAGAAGTTGTGTTTGACTCAATCCACAAATCATCTCGTAAGAAGATGCTGAAAGGTATTCATGGACTTCTCAACGAAGCAGACGGTGTTGTTACTTACAATGGCAATAAGTTCGACTTACCTATTCTCAACAAGGAATTCTTACTTCATAATCTTAATCCACCATCTCCTGCTAAGAAAATTGATTTACTGCGTACTGTTAGGAGCAACTTTAGGTTTACTTCTAACAAGCTAGATTATGTCTCACAGCAACTAGGATTAGGAAAGAAAGTAGACCATGAAGGATTTGAACTTTGGCTCAAGTGTATGGACAAAGATAACGCAGCTTGGAGTCGTATGGAAAAGTACAACATCCAGGATGTCATCTTGTTGGAAAAGCTTTACTATAAGCTTCTTCCTTGGATTAAATCGCTTCCAAATCGCAATCTTAATACGGACAATCATGTATGCCCAAGCTGTGCTTCGACGAAGATACAGAAGCGTGGATTTGCTTTGGCAGCAACAGGTACATACCAAAGATACCAATGTAAGGACTGTGGTTCGTGGAGTCAAGGGACTACAGCGGTTAAAAAAGGTATTAAAATCAAAGGACTATGATGAGCGGAGACCATAATATGTATTCATCCCCTGTGGCAATGCCAAATGTGTGTTATAATAGTGACCCTGCTCCGAAAACCTTAGCCGATGCTTATAAAGCTTACGCTCAAGGTTCTGAAGACCAAGGCGATGTTATGTCTAAGCAAGTCGGTGGTAATCACTACCGCAAAGCCATACAGCCTTGGGACATCATCGAAGAATGGCAATTAAACTTCTGGGCTGGTAATGTCTTGAAGTATCTGTTACGATACCCATATAAGAACGGTGTTGAAGATTTAGAAAAAGCTAAACACTATTTAGAATACCTCATCAAGAAGGAAAAAGATGCCTCTACTACTGCACGAGATTAAAGAGCGACTTACAGAGCTTGATGAGATAACCTTGTTGGAGCTATTGAATATCACTAGCGAAGACATTGTAGAACTGTTCTCTGACCGAATTGAAGAGAATGCCGATAAACTAGAGAAGGAAGTAAGATAATAAATGACAAAATACACAATGAGTCCGTACAACAACTTCATCGCCAAGTCACGATACAGTCGTTATCTTGATGACCAAGGTCGTCGTGAGCACTGGAATGAAACTGTAGCAAGATACTTTGACTTCATGGAGCAACATCTTAAAGACAAACAGAACTATGTCTTAACTAAAGAACTTCGTGCAGAGTTAGAAACAGCAGTAAACAACTTAGAAGTAATGCCGTCAATGAGAGCTATCATGACTGCTGGTCCTGCGTTAGAGCGTCAGAACATCGCAGCATTTAACTGCTCATACTTACCGATTGACGACCCTAAAGCTTTTGACGAAGCTATGTATATTCTCCTATGCGGTACAGGTGTAGGTTTCTCAGTGGAGCAACAATATGTCAATAAACTACCTGAAGTCCCAGACCAGTTGTTTGCTAGTCAGACTACTATTGTTGTGTCGGATTCTAAAGAAGGATGGGCAAAATCGCTTAGACAGCTCATTGCTCTTTTATATTCTGGTGAGATTCCAAAGTACGATGTATCCAAAGTTAGACCTGCAGGAGCTAGACTTAAAACCTTTGGTGGAAGAGCGTCAGGACCTGGACCTTTGGAAGAACTTTATAAGTTTTGTATCGCCAAGTTCAAAGGGTCAGCTGGTCGCCGCTTATCATCACTCGAATGCCATGATATTCTCTGCAAAATCGGGGAAGTTGTTGTTGTGGGCGGAGTACGACGCAGTGCCATGATTTCATTGTCTGACTTGTCTGATGACAAGATGGCTCATGCTAAGGCTGGTAATTGGTGGGATGGTCAAGGGCAACGAGCATTGGCTAACAACTCTGCTGTCTATCAAGAGAAGCCATACATCGGTCAGTTCATGCGTGAATGGACATCTATCTATGAATCACATTCAGGTGAGAGAGGAATCTTCAGTCGTGATGCGTCACAGAAACAAGCAGCCAAGAACGGTCGTAGGGACGCTACTTATGATTTTGGTACAAATCCTTGTAGTGAGATTATTCTTCGTCCTTATCAGTTCTGTAATCTATCTAGCTGTATTGTTCGCAGCGATGATGATATGGATTCTTTGGAGCGTAAGATTCGTATTGCGTCAATTCTTGGTACTTTCCAAGCTTCGCTAACTAACTTCCCATACTTGCGTAAGATTTGGCAGAAGAACACAGAAGAAGAAGCACTACTAGGTGTGTCTATGACTGGTATCTGTGATAACGCACTGTTGAACAACCCTGATGATGCTGACTTACCAGCTAGACTAGAGAGGTTAAAAGATGTCGCAGTTAATACTAATGCTGAGTTCGCTGATGCTATCGGCATCAATCGTTCTGTTGCTGTTACAGCGGTCAAACCAGAAGGCACAGTCAGTCAGCTATGCTCTACTGCAAGCGGCATTCACCCTCAACATAGCAAGTATTATATTCGTCGTGTCCGTGCTGATAATAAAGACCCACTAACACAGTTCATGATTCAGTCTGGATTCGTTGCAGAGCCTTGCGTGATGAAGCCTGATTCAACAACAGTATTTAGTTTCCCTGTTGCTGTGGCTGATGGTGCTCTATTGCGTGATGACTTGTCTGCACTACAACACTTGAAGTTATGGTTGTTGTTCCAGAGACACTACTGTGAGCATAAGCCGTCTGTGACTATCTCTGTCAAAGAGCACGAATGGATGGATGTCGGAGCTTGGGTTTACAAACACTTCGATGAAGTTACTGGTGTGTCATTCTTGCCAATGGATGGCGGTACTTACAAGCAAGCACCTTATGAAGAGGTAACTCAAGAAGCTTACAACCAACTTAGAATGTTAGTTCCAGAGTCAGTTGACTGGGGTAACTTCAAAGAGTATGACGATAATGTCGAAGGAGCTCAAATGCTAAGTTGCACAGCAGGTGGTTGCTCTATCTAGTTTCCTTGTGTAGTCTCCTTCCGAGACCTTTATGGCAGCCTCTTCGGAGGCTGTCTTTTTTATGACTCAAACATCTCTTTTTCGTGAGTGCGTCGTTTAACCAAACCAGGAAGTACTTTACCACCAGCTTTGGTCCAGACTAGGAACTGCTCTGCGG